GGCTTTCTCGTGCAAATTTGTATTTTTAATGGTCGAATTTGCGTATAATCGCGCATTTTTATGAAGGAAATGGTCGAAAATGGGCAGAAATCGAAAAATTTTAGAGATGAGCAACAGCGACCTGACAAAAAAGGTTCAGTCAGAGAAGCGGGCGCAGTCATCCATGATCGTCCAGGACCCGGCGGATCTGGACAAGATGCCCCCGGATCTGCTCGATCTTAAAGCGAAGAAAGAATGGAAGAGGGTTGTCCCCGATTTGAAGAAAATGGACATTGTCGGTCGCCTGGATATCTCGAATCTGGTGGCGTACTGCAATGCGTACAGTAAATACTGCGAAGCGACAAAGGCGCTACGGGGAGAACCCTTGACCGTTCCCAGCCCTTCCGGCATGAAGGAGAACCCGCTGATCAACGTGCAGCTGAAGTACCAGGAAGCATTCCGGAAGGCTGCTGACCAGTGCGGACTGACGATCAACAGCCGGCTGAAGTGGGCAGCCACGAAGATGAAGAAGCAGGAGGAACAGATCGAAGATGAGTTCGGCGCCATCTGATACGATCCTGCAGTACGCGGATGACTGCGTAGTAGGGCGGATCGTATCCGGGCAGAAGCACAAATGGGCATGCCTGCGCCTGCTGCGCGACTGGGAAAAGTTCCAGAAGGGCCTCTTCCCATACCACTGGGATGAGAGGGAAGCGCAGAAGATCATCGACTGGTTTCACCTGCTGCGCCACAGCAAGGGCGTGCTGGCCGGTCAGCCGATCGACCTGACACCGTGGCAGCAGTTCAATTTGTGCCAGCTGTACGGATGGCGGAAGGAGGACGGCAGGCGCCGCTTCACGAAGTCGTTCAAAGAGGTGGGCAGGAAAAACGCCAAGTCCCAGGAAGAGGCGGGCATCTCACTGTATGAGATGTCGGTCACGGCGACCCGGAACAAGGAAGTCAACGAAGTCTACACTGCAGGCGTCAAGAGAGATCAATCGAAGATAGTGTTCAATGAGGCGGGCCTTATGCTGAAGGGCTCGCCTCTTGCTCCTAAATTCAACGTCGGGAAGCTCCAGATCGTGCACACGCGATCCGGATCCGTGATGCGACCACTGTCGAAGGACGACGGGAAAAGCGGCGACGGATCGAACCCGGGGCTGCTGGTCATCGACGAATACCACCAGCACCCCACGACGGAGTTCTACGACCTGGGGCTGGGCAGCAACACGAAGGAACCGCTCTTGGTCATCATCACGACGGCCGGCAGGGATCTCACCTATCCGTGCTACACACAGGAGTATGCCTACTGCAGCAGGATCCTCAACCCGGACGTGGATGTGGCGAATGATCAGTACCTGATCGACATCTGCGAGCTGGATCCGGAAGACTACGCGGATCCGCAGAACATCGCGAACGAGGACCTGTGGCTGAAGGCGAACCCGATCAGGGCGACGTATCCGGAAGGCATACAGAAGATCCGGGAGGAATGCGAGCTCGCGCAGCAGATGCCGGAGAAGATGACATCCTTCCTCACGAAGTGCATGAACGTCTGGGTGCAGGCGCGCGAGTCCGGCTACATGGACATGGCCAAGTGGAAGGCCTGCCAGGTGAAGGACCTGCCGATTGATACGAAGGGCAGACCGGTGTACGTGGGCTTCGATATGTCGGCGAAGATCGACCTGACGAGTGTGGCGTTCGTGATCCCGTTCATCTCGGACAAGGTGGATGAGGACCGGATGCCGGTGCCGCAGTACATCGTGTACAGCCACAGCTTCATCCCGAACCGGGAGAAGCTGCAGGAGAGGATCGCGAAGGACAAGGTGCCCTACGACGCCTGGGAGCGGGAGGGCTTCCTGACAGTCACAGACACGCCGATCGTTGACCAGGACGCGGTCATGCGGTACGTGCTGCAGACCTGCGAGGCGAACGACTGGCACATCGAGAGTCTGTGCTTCGACCCGGCGAACGCATCACTGCTCATGATGCAGCTGTCGAACGAAGGATATGACGTCGTCGAGGTCTTCCAGTCGCACAAGAGCCTGAATGAGTCCACGCAGGGCTTCCGCGAGCAGGTGTACAGCAGGAACATCTACTACCAGTGGAACCCGGTGCTGAATTATGCGATGAGCAATGCGGCGATCCGGAAGAACAACGGACTGATCAAGATTGACAAGGATGCAACCACGAAGCGGATCGACCCGGTCGATGCGGTTCTGTGTGCATATAAGCTAGCGATGTACCACGTCTTTGTGGTCAATAATCTGGCAGCCATCGATGCGTTCCTCGATGGCAGTCTCGATTGATGGAGGTATATATGGGATTCTGGGCAAGAATCAGGAACGCCTGGAGAATGCTGTGGAACGGCACGAAGACCGTCACGGCCGCGGACAGAGAGCTCGCGGAGTGGCTGGGAATCAGCGGGTCGATGGACAAGCTCAGCGAGGTGACCTACTTCACCTGCCTGAAGATGCTGTCCGAGACGATCGGCAAGCTGCCGCTCAAGTACTACCAGGCAACCGACAAAGGCAAGATCCGGGCCGATCCGGATGACATGACAAGGCTGTTGACGGTCAGGCCGAATCCGGTCATGACGCCGACAACCCTTTTTACTGCATGCGAGCTGAACTGCCAGCATTACGGCAACGGATACATATGGATCCAGCGGCAGCTGCAGCTCAAGCGGTACGGCGGAGATCTCAAGCCCATCGGGCTGTGGGTGCTGCCATCCAAGCAGGTGCAGGTGGTCGTGGACAACGCCGGGATCTTCCAGGACAAGGGCAAGATCTACTACCAGTACCAGGATGAGTACAGCGGAGAGAGCTACGTCTTCCCGCAGGAGGACGTCATCCATGTGCGGACGTCCTACAGCTTCAACGGCATTCTGGGCAAGCCCGTGCGGCAGATCCTGGGCGACATGATCGACGGTGCGAGAGAGTCGCAGCGGTTCATGGAGAAACTGTACAAGCAGGGCCTGACCGCATCGATGGCGCTGGAGTACACCGACGACCTGGATCAGAACAGGCGCGCCAAGCTGCAGAACAAGTACGAGGAGTACCTGGCCGGCGCGAAGAACGCCGGACGGATCGTCCCGGTGCCTGCCGGACTGAAGCTGGTGCCGCTGAACGTATCACTGACGGACGCGCAGTTCCTCGAACTGAGGAAATACAGCGCGCTGCAGATCGCCGCGGCCTTCGGCATCAAGCCGAACCAGCTGAACGACTTCGACAAGGCGTCCTACAGCTCCTCAGAGATGCAGCAGCTCGCATTCCTGGTCGACACGATGGCCTACAGGATGAAGAGCTACGAGGAAGAGATCAATGCCAAGGTGCTGACTCCTCAGCAGATCGACGATGGCTACTGGTACAAGTTCAACGAGCGGGCGATCCTGCGGACGGACAGCAAGACGCAGCAGGAAATCATCTCCGGGTACGTTCAGAACGGCGTGTACATGGTGAACGAGGCCAGGGACTATCTTGATCTTCCGGCAGCAGAAGGCGGCGACGTCCTTGTTATGAACGGTAACTACATCCCGATCACTATGGTCGGGAGTCAGTACGACAAATCGTCTTCGGGAGGAGGTGAGAACGGATGAAGAAGAAATTTTGGAATTTTAACAAGATCACGGTGGCTAATGAAGCGGATCCGGGCAGCGTGGCGGAGAGCTACGAGCTGCGACTTGAAGGCGCTATCAGCGAAGAGAGCTGGTGGGGCGATGAGATCACCCCGAAAGAATTTCGGGAGGAACTCTCACAGGTGAGCGGACCGCTGACAGTATGGATCAACTCGCCGGGCGGCGACGTGTTCGCGGCATCGCAGATCTACACGATGCTGAAGGAATACGACGGCAAGGTCACGGTCAAGATCGACGCACTGGCTGCTTCGGCAGCGTCAGTCGTTGCGATGGCCGGAGACGAGGTCTACATGAGCCCGCCGGCCATGATGATGATCCACGACCCGAGCACCCTTGCCTGGGGCAATGAGTCGGACATGAAGGAAGCCATCAAGGTCCTGAAGGAGGTCAAAGAGTCGATCGTCAATGCTTATGAAGCAAAGACGGGAAGATCCCGCGATGAGCTGGCGAAGCTCATGCAGGATGAAGGTACATGGATGAATGCAAAGAAGGCTGTAGAGCTCGGCTTTGCGGATGCGGTCCTGTATGAGGACGGATCCGACGGGTCGGGCGATTTTATTGGCGCGACCGCGTTCAGTCCCTTCCATGTGGTCAACTCGCTGACCGAACAGATTGAGGCATCTAAGCCGGTCTCACCCGAACCGGAGAACACTCCGGATCCGGAAGACATAGACACAGAAGCACAGACAGTCAGAAATGACACAGAGATCAGGATGCGCCTGCTGGGCATCCGCATCTGATCAGAAAGAATGAGGTAAAAAGACATGAGTAAGAAACTCAGAGAGATGCTGGACAGCATCAACGCAATGAAGACTGAAGTCAAGGATCTGTATGCTGCGGGCAACGACGCAGACGCTCAGGCAAAGATGGACGAGCTGGAAGCTCTCCAGGCTAAGTTCGAGAACCTGATGAAGCTGGAAGACGACACCGTCGTTCCGGAAGTCAAGCCGGTTGACGATCGCACCGTGATGGACAAGTTCGCAGACTCCATGAGGAAGAAATTCCGCGACATGAACGAGGGCACCGCTTCCGCGGGTGGCTATACCGTTCCGTCTGACATCCAGACCCAGGTCAACCAGTTCAAGAAGGCGCTGGTCGCTCTTGAGCAGCTGATCACCGTCGAGAAGGTCTCCGAACCGACCGGATCCCGTGTATATCAGACAAAGACCCTGTCCCCGGTATTCGCAACTGCAGCAGAAGCAGCAGAGATCGGCGCTGGTACCGATCCGGCATTCCAGCAGGTCACCTATGCCTGCGAGAAGCGCGGCGCTATCTTCACCGTAACTGACGAGCTCCTGGCTGACTCCGATGCAAACATCCCGGCTCTGCTGGCTCAGTGGATCGCTGAAGGCGATGTTCGCACCACAAACGCTCAGGTCCTTGCAGCCCTGAATACTCTGACCACTACCGCGATCACCAACCTGGACGGCATCAAGAATGCGGTCAACGTCACCCTCGGCCAGGCGTACAAGGGCAACGCAGTAATCGTAACTAACGACTCCGGACTGAACTATCTCGACACCCTGAAGGATGACAATCAGAGATATGTCCTGACTCCGGATCTGTCCAACCCGGGCCAGCTCCGCCTTGCCTGCGGCGCTGTATCCGTTCCGATCTTCGTGGTACCGGATAGCCAGCTGGCTAACCCGGCAAGCGGATCCTATCCGTTCTACGTTGGCGACTTCAAGGAATTCATGCACAAGTATGATCTCCAGTCCTACACCATCAAGACCACGGATGTGGGCACCGTCAACAGTGTATCTGCATTCGAGAACGACCTGACCTACTTCAGAGTCACCGAGCGCAACGACTTCGTGAAGATCGACACGGGCGCTGCTGTCAAGCTGACCCTGACTCCTCCGCAGTCCTGATCGGAGGTGCTGCATGAGAGTTAAAGCGATCAATCCGCTTTATCTCGATAAGCACTATGCACCGGGGGACGTCGTTGATATCACCGACGCCCTCGGTCAGAAATGGATCGACATGGGGCTTGTCGAGAAGGTGGAAGAGCCGAAGAAAACGACAAAGAAGCCTGCAGCAAAGAAATGAGGTGATCGGTATGACGACAGCAGAGATCAATGAATTTCTGGCTGAGAAAATGCCCGACTTCATGCTCGCGTGGTTTCCTGTGATCAAGACCCGGGCGGGATATTCGGAAGCGATCACCGCATTCGATACCGAGATCCGGGACAATATGGAAGCAGCTGTCACCAAAATGCTCGCTGCCGGAGTGCCGGAGGCGATGTTCGTGGATGAAGAACCGATTGACAAGCGGATCCTTCTCACCATCGCGCACTATGTCAATGCGTACTGCGGGATGGACAGGACTGACACGAACAAATACCTGAAGCTGTTCAGCGACAGCGTGAAGAACCTGCAGCTGGAGGACGGAGGTGCCTGGGATGTGGACTCATGTGATTAAGATCCCGGTCTCGTCTGTAGTGACACAGGACGCGGAAGGCTATCCGACTACGGTCACGCAGTACCGGGAGATCCCTGCAAGCCTCCAGAGCGCACAGCGCGGTGACCAGATCCTGGCAGAGCAGAAGGGATACAGCGCGGATGTCGTCGCTGTCGTCATGGCCCGGAACCTGTACGGCCTTCCGGGGAACTGGTCACAGTTCACGGACGTGGAGACCGGAGATGTGTACGAGCTGAAGCGGACATACCGGCAGGACCGGAACCGCACGATCGAGCTGACCGGTCAGCTGGTGCGGAAGGGGGTGACGTCATGAAGGGAGTCGGACAGGCTGGTTTTTACCTGGACGGAGTCGACGGCCTCATGGCGAAGCTCGAGTCCCTTGCCAGCGGCATTGATGGCGCTATGGAAGATGCGGTCCAGGCGGGCGGAGAAGTCCTGACCGAGGAGCTGGTCAAGGCAGTGCATGAAGCTGCCGACCGGGGATACTCGCAGGGCACGCTGGAGACCAGCATCGAGTCGGACGGCATCAAGAACGTGAACGGTGGGAAGATGACAACGATCTACCCGCATGGCACAGACACCCACAGCAAGGGCATGTACACCAAGGTCATCGGTACCAGCAAGCGCGGTCATCCGATCACCCGAGTGGCGAACGCCGGCGGATCCGTCCGGAACTATGACAAGCTGTGGTATCTGGAATACGGCACTGCCCGGCAGGCCGCGCATCCGTTCATGCGGAAGGCACTCAACGATGCCAGGCCGAAGGTCATGGAAGCCATGAAGCGCGAGATCGACGCGGCTATTGAGTCCGCGTCAAGGTCATGAATGTCGGCGCGCTCTTGAGGAGCGCGGTCAAAGACATCGCTGATGTCTATCCGAAGGTATACACCGGATCCGCGGATCACTACTTCGTGTACGCGATCGAGGACGACCGGGGAGACGACTGGGGCGATGATGACCCGGGGCATATCCATTACTGGGTAAGATTAAGCTATTACTTCCCCATGGGCGAGAATCAGACGCCTATGAGGAATCGAGTGAGGAACCTGCTGCAGTCAGCAGGTTTTTCTTATGCATCAATAACAGAGCTGTCTGATCCTGACAACGGGATGGACGGCTTCGCATGGGAATGCGACATAGTCGCAGAAAGTGAGGATTAACATGGCAAAGATTGGCGTAAGAAAGATGTTCTACGCAAAATGGACTGCAGACGACACCTACACGGACGGCGCGCAGTTCAGTAAGATCTCTACCTTCAACTATACGCCGACCACTTCCAGCGTGAAGGACTACGGCGATGACGTTGTGGCAGAGGTCGCAAACGAGACGAGCGGCGGCACCCTGTCCGTCGAAGCAAACCAGATCACCCTTGAGGAGAAGGCGTTCTTCCTGGGCCATACCTACAGTGCTGAGTCCGGTCTTGTGGTCAAGGCCGACGACCAGGCTCCGTATGTAGGCGTCGGCGCTATCGCTGTCGAGCAGAATTCCGGCACGAAGGCTTATGTGGCCAAGTGGTATAAGAAGCTCATGTTCCATGAGCCGAACGATGAGAACGCTACCAAGCAGGAGAACGTCGCCTTCGCGCACACCACGATCGAGGCTGACGTCGTCCCGCAGGGTGACTATGCGATCAGCGTCACCAAGTCCTTCCCGACTGAGGCGGCTGCGATCAGCTGGCTGCAGGGCCTGGCAGGCATCTCTGCCTGATGAGTAATCTCAGACCTTCAGGAGTGCCGGTCAACTTCGATGGAAGTGACTGGCACTTTCTTTTTACGTTTTCCGTGATCGACGAGCTGCAGGCGATGCACCCGGGCACCAGTATCTTTAAAATGATCGAAGAGTCCGGCAAAGATACGCTGGAGGGGCTGCTGTACCTGGTCGACATAGTCTATGCGCTGTGTGATGGATCCATATCGCGGACCGACATCATGCAGGGCCTGAAAACGAACACTTTGAGCGGGGGCGGAAGCCTCCAGACCGTCCGCGGGGCGATCGACCTGGCGCTGGTCGAGTCGATGCCGATCCCGGACGATACGGATGAACCGGAGCGCACAGAGTCCTCCGGGATCATCGAGATCCCCAAATTTCTGATCATTGCCATGACCCGCTTCGGATATTCCGAGGCTGAGGCATGGAATCTTACGCTGCGCAAGTTCAGTCTTCTGAACGATGCGTACATGACTATCAACGGAATGAAGAAGGCAGAGGAACGCATGACGCTGTCCATGCTGCCTTGACGATAAGGAGCACAAGATGGCGGTAAACAGCAACGAATTAAAAGCCAGTGTCCGCCTCGACGGCGCCACCCAGTTCCGGAAAGACATATCAGACGTCAACTCCAACCTGAAGCAGCTCGATGCTGAATCGAAGAAGGTCACAGCCGAATTCCAGGGACAGGCCAACAGTGTGGAAGCACTGCGGGCAAAGCAGGAGAACCTGAACAAGACCCTGGAGCAGGCGGAGCGGAAGGTCCAGCTGTATGACAGCCGGATCAAGTCCCTCGAGCAGCAGCAGAAGAGAATAGCAGACAGCACTGAGGAGTACCGTGACCAGCTGAAAAACGCGCAGGAAGCCCTGTCCAGGATGGACAAGGGCACCGACGCATATGCGAAGCAGGAGAAGGCAGTCGAGGCGCTGGCGCGGAAGGTACAGCTCGGAGAGCAGAACCAGCAGAAGGCGACCAGCGAGATCGCGAAGTACCGGGTCGAGCAGACCAAGGCCGAGACCGCGGTCGCCAAGCTGAACCACGAGATCGACGACAATTCCAAATACCTGGACGAGGCGGAGAGGTCCGCCGATAAGTGCGCCGACTCCATCGATGAGTACGGCAGGCGTACCAAGCAGGCCGCAGAAGAGTCCCAGGGGCTCGGAGACGTCGCCAAGATCGCACTCGGTAATATTGCAGCCCAGGCGGCAACGAGGCTTGCTGACGCTGCCATGGACGCCGTCAGGGCCCTCGGGGAAGCGGGCAGAGCTGCTGCCGCTTATGCGGATGAGATCCTGACCGCTTCAATGGTCACAGGGCTGTCCACTGACACCCTGCAGGAGTATGCATACGCTGCGGAGCTGATCGATACGGATCTCGCAGATGTCGAGAAGGCGCTGGGGAAGAATACCAAGTCCATGGCATCCGCGCAGGCCGGATCCAAGGCTTATGCGGAGGCTTATGACAAGCTGGGCGTATCCGTCACGGATGCATCCGGGCACCTGCGCAGCTCCGAAGAGGTCTTCTGGGACTGCATCGATGCACTGGGCAAGGTCGAGAACGAGACCGAAGCGGACGCGATCGCGATGCAGCTCTTCGGCAAGTCTGCCCGGGACCTGAACCCTCTGATCGAAGCGGGCGCGGATGGTTTTAGGCAGTTCGCCGACGAGGCCCATGAGGCAGGTGCTGTCCTGGACCGCGAAACGCTGGAGAAGCTGGGGGATGTAGACGATGCCTTCCAGCGCCTGGAACAGCAGACAGGGGCATTCAAGAACGCGGTCGGCGCAAGTATCGCCCCGCTGCTCGGCTCGCTCGCAGAGGGTGCCACGGGCTTCCTGAAGGCGATCACGAACGCGCTGACGCCACCCCCGAATACTGACCTGGAGAACTACCTGCAGGACATCCACGACGAGATCGAGCAGACCAAGTCAGACCTCGACAACATCGGGAACATCGAGCTGAAGGCTGAGACCAACACAGCCGAGATCGAGATGTATCGCACTGTCCTGGAGAAGGCGACCAAGGGCGAGGAACTGTCCGAGTTCGAGAAGTATCAGCTGAAGACGGCAGTCGACAAGCTGGGCGGATCGATCCCGGAGCTGGCTGCTGCCTATGACGAGGAGACAAGCTCGATCAACCTGACGACGGAAGCACTCGATGCTCTTCTGGAGTCGACTGAGAAGCAGATCCGGCAGCAGGCCTACACGGAAGTCCTTGAGAGCGCCTATAAGGCGCAGGCTGAGGCAGCCCTGGAAGCGGCGAAGGCGCAGAGCGCTTACGAGACCGCGACCGAGGACTTGAACGCAGCCCTGAACGGGATGACAGTCGATGACTTCCTGCTGCTGACACCGGCGCAGGCAGACGCCCACGCAAGGGCGCTCGGCATGACCCGGGATCAGGTGTATGCGCTGATCCAGGCGCAGGTGAATGCCTCGGCCGAGGTCGAGAAGGCGAACAAGGTTGAATCAGACGCTGCGAAGATCGTCGGGGATACGGAGAAGGCCTACAAGAAGCTGACCGGATCGGTATCCGAGAATAACAATGCGGCGAACAAGTCGACCAAGGCCAAGAAGGACGAGAACAAGGTCACTCTGGAAGGCGTCCGGCTGATCGGCGATACAACGAACCGGAACGAGGCACTGGCGCGCACCAAGGCCGATATCATTAAGAACACCAAGGAATCAACCGAGGCCGTAGAGGACGAGTCCGGCGCCTTCCAGCTGCTGGGCGATGCGCTCGGATGGGTCAAAGGCGTAGCCGAAGAAAACGGAGACGGCGTCAAGGGCTTCCTGCAGGACGTGGGCGACTCGATGATGAACGACATCGAGGAGAAGGTCCAGGCGGCGGCAGCTTCCGAGAAGGCCGCGCTGGAGACGACCCGGCAGGCCTACGAGGATAACTACAACAGTATCAAGAACACGCTGAGCCAGAGGCTGAGCTTGTGGGACGTGTTCAACGGCGGCGAGGATGTCACCGTCGAGCAGATGATCGAGAACCTGAAGTCCCAGACGGAAGGGATCACTCAGTACAAGGAAGAGATGGCTGCGGTCATCGCTGAGTACGGCGACGAGCTCGGCCCGGATCTGATCAACACGCTGCAGAGCATGGGCACGGATGCGGCCAACACATGGCACCACATGTTCGTGACCATGTCCCAGGATAACGCCCCGGAGCTGTTCGAGGAGATGGGACGGCAGTGGGCCGAGGGACTGGATCTGTCCGATCAGATCGCCAAGTACTGCGCCGGTAATCTTACGGCGTACCAGGTAGCGACCAACCAGCTCGGATCCACCAAGATCGAGTGGACGGGGCTGCGTGAATCAGTCCAGAACATGACGCCGGAGTTGGATGCAGCCATCACGGCAGCGCAGGAAGCCGGGGTACAGATCCCCGACGGACTGGCCGAGGGACTGGCATCCGGAGAGACGACCGCGAACGACGCGGTGCAGCTGCTAACCAAGTCCATGCAGGGTACCTTCCAGGGCCTGTATGAGATCGCGGAGCAGTCCGGCGTGCAGATCCCGGAAGGTCTGTCCAAGGGCATGGAAGGATCTGCGGAAGAGTACCAGGCCGCGATCGGCCAGCTGACGGACGCCCTGTCCGCAGCAGGCAATGAAGCCGGTACAGCGGCAGCCGAGGAGATCTCCACAGGACTGACCGATAACACCAGCAGCGTGGAAGGCGCTGCGGAAGACACGGCCGGAGCTGCTGCGGATGCAGCGGACGCAAAGGCCGAAGAATTCAAGACCGCCGGTGCTTCGTCCGGGACGCAGTTCGCGTCCGGCATCACGTCCAAGAAGGCGCAGGCGACCAGCGCAGGCAGACAGCTCGCGCAGGCCGCGAAGACTGGCGCAGACGGCCGGAAGGAAGCATTCAACGATGTAGGTGTCAACATGGCCCGCGCACTCGCAGCCGGTATCAGAGCCGGGCAGAGCGAGGCAATCAACGCCGCCGTGAACATGGCAGTTGAGGCATATAAGCAGGCCAAGAACGCGATCGGGCAGCATTCCCCGACCGGTATCTTCAGGGATGAACTCGGTAAGAACATCCCGCTGGCAGTTGCTTACGGTATCGCCGAGAACACGCAGCCCGCGGAGCGGGCAGCGGCAGTCATGGCGCGGTCCACTTATGACGCGGCGAAGTACGCGGCGATGTCGGAAGCGATGGCAAGCCAGACAGTGGCAGCCCCGGCGCCCGTGGTGAACGTAGACACGGCACCGATCGCGAGGATGATCGGATCCAGCCAGCCCGGTGCGCAGATCGTGAACTACTTCACGATCAGCGGGGCAACGGACCCGAAGGCATTCGCGGATGACTTCGCGGCGGAATTAACACAGAAGTTAAGGAGTTAAGCAGATGGCCAAAACGAAGAAGCCTTCGGGCTTAACAATCAAGCGGAACGGGACCGTGTTCACACTGACGTGGAAGCGGGGCGCGAAGGACCACAACGACGGGCAGGAGGTCCAGTACAGAACCGGCCCTAAGGCGGCGTGGACGAAGCTGACCGTCGCGAAGACAGCGACGACGGCGACGGTCACGAGCGCTTATGTGAAGTACCTGCAGTTCCGTGTCCGCGGAAAGATGAAGAAGCTGAGCTGGTCTGCATGGGTGGCGTCGACCGCCTGGCAGGCTTATGCCCCGCAGATCAAGGCTGCTCCGTCCTATGAGAACGTATCCGTGAACAGCGGTACGTTCAAGTGGGAAATCAATAAAAATAACACGGATAACTATCCCTATACGAAGACGCAGGTGCAGACCTGCGCAGTGCGCAAGACCGGAGCGCCGACCGCTACAGAGTGGGGGGCGATCCATGAATACACGACCACGTCCCGGTCAGAGACGATCACGGAGAACACCGAGACGATCGCAGCCGGGAACATCATGCGCTGGTACAGGATCCGCGCGGTCGGCGTCGGCGGTGCCACGCCCTGGAAGGCAGTGAAGCACGCTTACGGAACCCCGAACCGCGCGGTGCTCAAGAGCGCGAAGGCGGTGACCAACGGATCCGTGTCGAGGATCACAGCGGTCTGGGGAGACGTATACAACGTCCTGAGCCCGATCGACAACATCGTCCTTCAGTATGCGATCGAGACGCCGACGGACGCAGACATGACGCCTCCCGCCTCCGGATGGTCGAACGCGATGGAAGTCAAGCCGAACGGCCCGGACGATACGGTCGTCGTGAATGTGACGGATGTCGTGGGTGTTGACGAGTGCATGTGGGTCAGGATCAAATCCTGGCATGATGACGATTCAAACGCAGCCTACAGCGAGGAGCTGCTGGCACAGGTCGGATCGCTCGCAGCGCCGACGATCGACGCAGTCCCGGACACAACGACCGGGGACGTGACGATCACGATCACAGAGGAAACGGACTGCGCTGCAGCCTGCACCGCAATCTTCTACAGGGACGCAGACGACCCGAGCAACGACCAGATCGTGGCGATCCTTCCCAGGGGTACCACGACGACATCGATCAATGTGCCGGACATCGTCGGAAAGACTTCGACCTGCTTCGGCGCTTATGCGTTCGTGGGTACCTATACAGGGCTGATCATCGACGACCCGCAGATGAAGTCAGCCATAGTGATTGACTCAGATATCGCAGCAGTATCGCCGACGGACGTCACGATCTCGGAAGGGCCAAGAGAAGGAACTGTCCGGATCGGATGGTCCTGGACATGGTCGGACGCCACGAAGGCGGAGCTGTCCTGGTCGGAGAACCCGGACGCCTGGGAGTCGACGAAGGAGCCCAGCTCCTACACCGTGCAGAACCGCAGGGCCCTGTCCTGGGTGATCGCGGATCTGGATGTAGGGCAGAGATGGTACTTCAGGGTGCGGCTGATCGACGGATCCGGAGAGGATGACGTCATCGGCCCTTGGTCGGACATCGTGTCCTATGACCTCTCCAGCGTGCCGGACCGTCCGGTACTTACGCTGAGCAAGTCAGTGATCAATGAAGGCGAGTCCGTGACGGGGCGCTGGGCATACAGCTCGGCGGACGATGTCATGCAGGCCTATGCGGAGATCTGTCTGGTCACCTTCGATACAAACCACGACCCGGTATACGGCGACGTGATAGCGCACACCGACGCCGGGACGAGCATGGAGATCGACCAGGACTGGCAGACCGGGACAACATACTACCTGGCGGTCCGCACGACAGCATCCTCCGGGATCCAGTCCGCATGGTCGGAGCCGGTCAGCCTGTACGTGGCGGAGCCGGTGACGATCGCAGTGGCATATCCCGATCTGAGATTCGAATACCGGGAAGTCACGGTCACTGAAGTCTATGAAGACGGTGAGTGGTACAGATCGGAAGCACGCAGCCCGAGCACCACGCAGGCGTTCCTTACATCTGCGAACGCGGAGGCATACGCGAACGCGGTCAGCGGTGCGATCGTCGAATGGATCACGGATACGGACACAGAGAAGCAGTACAAGATGTGGGAGATCGTCGATCCGCTCAGGCTGCAGACACTTCCGATCCACGCGACCATCACAGGCGCCGGAGATTCCGGCACGACGGTCCTGTCCATCGTCAGAGGATCCGATTACCACATCGACCGGCCGGACGACACACAGTTCGACGGATTCGAAGGCGAGACGATCATGACTTACTCCCAGATGGGAGAAGCCACGATCACGGTCGAGGTGGATGACCTGATCGGATCGCTGGACGACGGCGCGGACTATGTTCTGGTCGCAACGGTCATAGATGAGTATGGGCAGACGATATCTGCCCGGTATGAGTTCTACGTCAACTGGACGCACAAGGCAGTGATCCCGGGTGTATCCGTAGTGATGGATAAGCACCAGCGCATCGCCAAGATCACGCCGCTGGCAGTGACAGGCATCCTGCAGAGTGACACCTGCGACATCTACAGGCTCAGCGCGGACCAGCCGGAGCTGATCTACCGGGGCGCGACCTTCGGGGAGACTTACGTCGATCCGTATCCAGCCTTCGGAGACTTCTGCGGCCACAGGCTGGTCACAAGGACGGCCAACGGCGACTACGCCACAGCGGAAGGCATCGGATGGTACGACGCCGGATATGGCGACGGGGACGTGCTGGAAGACAAGAAGATGGTCATCGACGTGAACGGCGACCAGATCGAGCTGCCGTACAACATCGAGCTGTCCAATACATGGCACAAGGACTTCCAGAGGACCGAGTACCTGGGCGGATCCGTTCAGGGCGACTGGAATCCGGCCGTGACGCGTGACCTGTCCGCGAGGACGGTCGTGCTGCGCGGAAGGGACCTCGACAAGATCCTGCAGATGCGCGACCTCGCTGACTACGCAGGGCTCGCGCATGTGAGGACGCCGGACGGATCCTCAATGGCGTGTGATATTCAGGTTAGAGAAACTATGGACTACAAGTCGAAACGGGTGAGCTACTCGCTCACGATCCAGGCAGTCGATCCGGAAGCTCCGGAAGGCATGACACTGGAAGAGTGGAACGCCGCGCACCCGATCGGAACATAAAAGGAGGGCAGAGGATGAACTGGAACAGTGGTTTTTCTGCCCTGTATGAGATGAAGAAGGTCGACCCCGTATCCTGGCTGGACACGGGGTCGTTCGACCTTACAGGCGGAACGGTGAACCGCACAGAAGACGACCTGCAGGAGTCCGCGTCGATCGCGATGACTGAGGACCCGCAGGAATGCTGGATCCGGATCTACCTGAAGGCAAGGCAGAACGGCGGGTCCTCGAGGGTCCCGGTCTTCACCGGCCTGACATCGACACCGCAGCGGGACCTTGACGGGATCCGGGAGAGCTTCCAGGCTGTATGCTATTCGGTCCTGAAGCCGGCCAGCGATGTGCTCGTTCCTTTAGGCTACTACGTACCGGCCGGAGCTGAAGGCGCAAGAGTCGCAGCGCAGCTGCTGCGGGTAGGCCCCGCGCCGGTCACGTTCATAGATGACGGCCCGAAGCTGCTGGAGCCGATCGTGGCCGAAGAGACGGACACGAACCTGTCCATCGCCCAGAAGATCGTCCGGGCGATCGGGTGGCGGATCCGGATCAGTGGGGATGGATCCATATCCATAGAACCGCAGGCCAGCCAGATCAGCGCCCGCTTCGATACGATGGACAATGACTCCATCGAGCTGAAGATGACGGATTCCCAGGACTGGTACAGCGTTCCCAACTGTTACCGGGCATCGTCCGGAGAGCAGTACGCGGTAGCCCGGGACGACGATCCGGACAGCCCGCTGTCCACTGCCTCCCGGCAGGCCAGCAGAGGCGGCACCGGGGAGATCTGGATGGGCGAGAGCGGAGTCTCGCTGGGCGATAACGAGAGCCTGGCGGAATACGCGGTCCGCAAACTGAAGGAAGCGCAGGCCCCGGCTCGCAAGGTCAGCTACACGCGGCGGTTCAATCCGGACGTGACTGTAGGCGACCTGGTCAGCCTGCACTATGCGGCACATAAGATAGACGGGATCTTCCGGGTATCGCGCCAGACGATCACCCTGGGATACGGCGCTAAGACGCAGGAGGAGGTGATCCTAACATGAGTGCGATGGATGATCTGGCCAGAATGCTGAAGAGGAGCCGGAGCTCCGGCACCGATTGCACCGGCACCGTCACGAAGGTCGAAGGCAGCACTGCTTACGTGCAGCTGACCGGCTCGGAGATCACTGACACGCCGGTTGTGATGTCGATCGATGCTAAGCCCGGCGACCGGGTGCGGGTGCGGGTGAGTAATGGCCGCGCATGGATCACTGGAAACGACACGCTGCCACCCAGCAATGATAAAAAAGAAGTTGCTCAGAAGATGTCAAAGGACATGAGCAACCGGAGCAAGCACATCATAATCAAGGACGGCGTGATCAAGTTTGTCGGAGATACGCTTGTCGTTGAATCAAAGAACTTCAAGCTGGATGAAGATGGTAACGCCGAATTCAGCGGAACCCTAAACGCAGCGGGCGGGAGTTTTGCCGGAAATGTTCAAGTTGTGTGGAAAAGAGGGGACGACCTCAGACAACAAGTTGTAGCAATGGGAGTGGATGACAAAGACGCACCACTTCAAATAAATTGGCCTGTTTCAAATGGTGGATATACGCAGATAATGGGTGGAAAGATCCGGGTCGGCTATACCACGACAGGGGCGTACTGCGACTTGCTTCCTTCTGGGATAAGTCCATCCGCTACGAGTTCCGGGTCGCTGACCACGACTCTGACAGGCGGTTCCAATTATCGGAACAATGTCACAAATCGGGCCGGGATCGTGAATGTCGATTTCCATCGAGCCAACTTCACTGCGTGGAACATGTCCGGGCCGTTCGCGACGATCCCGACAGGGTTCCGTCCGAGCGTTGTGGAGTATGTCCCCGGGGCGATCTTTGCAAACGGATCATGGATTCCGACATATTTCTCAATATCCACGAACGGCGCGGTAAGCATCGGCTATAATCCCGCTGGATCGGGTTCGACATGCACACACTTATGGTTTTGCGGAACTTTCAGTATTTAGGAGATAAGAAATGGCTAATATTGTTTTAGATTTTCTTCATAACTACCAGACAGGCGAGCGCCGGGAGACGGAACCGGCTAATAGCTATCAGTACGATGAAGGTCACGTTCTGGAAGCCGTTCTTCCGGAAGTGATCACAGCCTGTGAGATCCACTACTGGATCCGCGGGATGGAAGACGCGGACGCCTACACGCCGACATCGATCACGCCGAATAGTGACGGCAGCTGCACCGTGCTGGGGAACATTCCGAACTCGTACTTTGAGACGAACGGAGAGCTCCGGATCTATATCGTTGTGACGGACGGCACCGCATCGATCACTACTTACGAAGGAAAGCTGCATATCTGCCAGCGTTCCATGCCGGATGATTACGTGGATGATGATCCCGAGAACGAAGCCGTCCGGGTTATCACGGAAGCAAGGGCCGCAGCAGCGACCGCAACACAGAAGGCAGGCGAGGCAGCTGCATCGGCAGAGCAGGCGCAGGAGATCCGCGACAGCATCCCGGAAGATTACTCCCAGCTGAGCGAGGACGTAAGTGATTTAAAGGAAGAATTTAGTGATCTCGGTTTGTCTGTAGTAGATGGAAAAATCAACATTACCTATGAGGAGGTGTCAGCATGAGCGCAGTGACAAAACCTATTATTCTTGATGAAACGTTTGCCGCAAAGATGGACAAGCAGAACGCACTGCTTGAAGTAATGGCGGCGCAGGCAATGCATACACTGTCGAGTGATTGGGTGGGACTCGCAGACCTTGCGGATTCGGGACTGTTCGGACAGGCATATTCAATCGGAGATCAGTTTGTCGATACGTGGAAGGATGTAGCGGCTAACAATGCGCAGTATACAAACCCGTATCAGCTTAATCACTTGGGCACAGTTGAACTTTCTGGCGGAGAAGTGCTTACAGACAGACCATTTTTGCAGGCACATTTTGCGCACCCGTTTGGGGTTCAGTTTTCACATCAGAGAGCTTTTCTCAGATGCCCGTCTGGTCTTGCGGTAGGCACATACTATTTCACAATCGAGTCTAGTTGGGGCAACAATGTCAGTGCGGGGGACGTTGTCTGCTTTACAACAACACAGGCTGTCCCTGAGGGTGGCAGAGT